ATTAGTTTTTTAATGAGCTGGCGAGGTTTGTTTTCGTAATACATCGGCATTTCATATCCAGCCGAGACAGGATCATGGTGAGACTCAAAGACTTGAAGCCGTGCAATAAAACCATCCTGGAGATCGGTTGGTGTTATCTGCGCCCATAAATCGTCGGGTGTTGCGCTACCGATCATGGAGACATGTTGCCAGGGATATTTTTTATTATTGGACGCATCTGCATAAGATTTTTCACCGGAAGCTCCAGAATATAATTCAAGAAAAGCAGAGCCTACAGTTTCAGCGGTATTGTTTTTTGCTCGTTCACGCTTCAATATTTTTGCAAATTCATCCAGAAAGAAAATCTTTGAATACTTGTCAGGGATTAGTGATATGGCTGAATAAATGGCTGCGCCTCCGGTGAATTTTGATCCACCCATGAAGTGCATTAAGTCCGGTGTATCGGATAAAATTTGTTTCACGATTGCTGGAGCGCCGTCTTTACCTGAACCAGAATGTCCCAGGAGAAGACAATATAAGTTTGTCCTAATACCTGTTGGCCCACATATTTTATGTCCACCAACAGCGCCAAGTAACGCAAGTGAGCAACCCAGGTTAAATATTGGCACTGACACCGGACACATCTTGTCCATGTAATCCAGCGTTTCTTGCAATATACCACCAGGATTTAAAAGGATGGCGGGGATTGGTTTGATAGAACATCTATCAAATTTTTCGATAGATGTTGGTGTTATTATAGAGAGTACTGTGTGTTTTAATTCTGTAAACATTTTCAAAACAGCATTATCACCGGATTCATTCGCCAAATCATTAAAATCAGATCCGGATGTTTCAGGCAAAAACACCTTTGCATTGATAGCTTCTCCGGCGATAGTGGCCTTTGTTGCGCCGATGTTATCCTGCTTTTTAATGTCATTATCACCACATATAATAATGGTTGCTTCAAGGTTTTTGGATTTAACAAATTGAGCAACTGCAAGAATGTTTCCTGCTGAAAAAGCGCAATAAACGGTATGGCCGGTACACCTATGGAGAGTTGCGCCGGTTGCATAGCCTTCACAGATTAAAATGGTTGAACTGCCTTGGATGATGAAAAAGCCGCCTTTCATTTTACCTTTGGGTAGGTTTTTCTTATCACCTGATGGCCTGATGTATTGCAGGGATTGAATTTGAAAAGATTCTGAGAGAACGGGGATTACGAGCGAATTACCAGCCTGTTTAACCCCAGGATACGCTACAATGTTTTTCTTAATAAGGTACGCATGTTCAGATGGTGTTTTTGAAGCTGCATAAATTTCTTTCGCTGATTCGGCAGCTCTCGCATATTCAGCATCCTGTTGATTTTTACGATTTATCTCCGCCTGCGCCATAAATGCAGTGGCCTGCATTTGATCCAGGTATCCAAGATTTGAATATTCATCAGATACCCACTTGACGCTTGTTCCCTTCCTCCAATCCCCGAAAAATCCAACTGGTACAGGACCATCTGTGTGAAAACAATACCATCCTGACTTGCCATGAACACGGCCAGTGCCGTTTTCAACTGGATACCGGTGGATAACACCATCTGCAATGATGGATTTTGGTGGTGTTTGTCCGGCCTGTATCATGGCGGATGTAAAGTCTATCATTGATAATCCGTCGAAATAAATGTCTGGCCTTTATGTTGTGCAATAAAGATTGTAAATTCTCCGCTGCATATTTCACACATAAATTGAATTGAGACGCCATGTCTTCGGGGGCTTGGATTCCCATCCATAATTGTATCAATTCGCACCTTACATCGGTTACAAGTGGTATGTTGACCAGTATCAGCATCTTGTTCACGATCAAAAACTTCCACCTTACCTTGATGTGTATGGTTGGACTTACATCTTGGGCATAAAAGAGATGTGTCATGTTTGTCAAAAGCAGGGTTATTGCATTCTCGATATTTGTATGAGTTATACGGGTTCATTGGATTTTCCTTTGCATTTCGTAAATCCTTTGCTTTACGACTGTGGTGTTAAGTTCTCAGCAGAGTGTGGCAATAACTGTATCAGGTAGGGATGTCTTTCGATCTGTGGACCTGCGAGGTGAATACATGTGCGGATAAATTCTGACTGAGTGCAGTCGATCGCGATTATGGTTTTGCCGAGATACCTGGCCATTTTCTCATCAATTTTGATATTTACAGCGCAATCGTATTTCATCAGGTGGCCTCGTTTCGGTTGACGGATATTTTTCTGAGTGTTATTCGGTTAAGTTGTTTGATTTTTGAGTAGTGCTGGTGGCGTACAGTTCGGGATAAAGCATCATATCGCGTGTGACTTGTCCACCGGTGGCTTGTTCAATACGGAGAGCGAGGCGGGGCGATGGCTTGGCAAAATACAACAGCCGATCAACATACGGCTTGGTCGTACCGATTTTTAAGGCAAATTCAAAACGTGATTTGCCATTTAAATAATCTTTGAGTTTATTATTGATTATCATGTTTGCCATATTAAACCATGACGGTTTAAGGTGTCAATGATTAAATTGAAAAGGTTTGATGTTATGATAAATGTCAATGAAATCAGACGAAAAAACCTAAAAAGATTAATTAATGAATGCGGAATAGAAAAAACCGAGTTGGCTCGCAGGATAAAAACAAAGCCGCAGTATATTAATAATCTTTTGAATGAAGAAAAAGGACTTTCGGATAAAGCTGTATTGAAGATAGCAAATGCTTTGGGTGTTGAAGAAGTTGAATTTTATAAAGGACTGATTGTTGAAGAACGAACAGAATTGCAAGGAAACAAAAAACAAACTGATATTCCAGATGAAAGGTCGCTTTTAGGTATAGCGACGTTTGTTATAAAATATGGTACTGGTGCTCAATATGAAAGATTTAGATCATTCGGTGAACTGATACGAAAAGAAATTGAAGATGTAAAAAAAGACAGATCATTACAATCCATGAGCGTGCCGGATTCTTCCCCAATGGATCGTCCGAATGGTCTAAAGGTCGTAAATGGAGGGAAATAACAAGTAACGGACGCAGGTTGTGTTTTAAACTCACCTTATTATAAGAGGCTCGTGTGACTTCGGTCATGCGGGTCTTTTTTTTATTCAAATTTTTATCTCTGCCTTTACCATCCATATCTTAATTTATTCTGTTAAAAAAATAATAAACAAGAGTTGGTTATTGTTGTTGACAGTGTAAACATATTTAGTTTAATATAAACCCAACATAACAACACCCCAACACAAATTCTTGAGCACTCTTGATTGAGCGCGCAGACGGAAGCTGTGTTCTCTGAACCAGATCGTGTTTGCACGTAGGCAGGGGAGAGGATCGGCGGATCGGAAACGCAAAAGAACGATAGGAGGCAGTATGAACGGAAAAGACGATATGGCGATTGCAAAGAAAATGGGAGTCAGTGTTCTTGATCTGCATGAGATTTTATCCAGGTTTGAGAAGCTGGACGCCAGAGAGCTTAACCTGGTGGCGATGCAATTGATCAATCGGTCGATAATGAAGCTGGAGAAACCATGAATGGAAGTATTATCTGGTGGACGGGTTGCGGCAGGGATAATCCGGCCAAAAAAAAGGAGGTAGTCATGGAGAATACGTGGCCAGGGGGAATAAGGCACGCAATGGATCAGGATGAACACGAAAGTTGGAATGCGGAACACTATCCTGGCACATTGGAGATTTGTGTAATCTGCGAACAACCGACAGGACAATGTGAAGAAGACTCAATTTATTTTGAAGACACAGGTCCACTGTGTGGAGAGTGTAACCTTACACTAGAGACGAGATGAAATTCCATAAATTAAAACCATCATCGGCCTACCACCGGCCAGCAACCGCGCCAATAGCTGACACAGGCATCTGCTTAATATGCAACATCCGGCCAATTGCCGGGTATGTCCTGGGCAGCGGGCAGTATCTTTCAAGGACATGCCTTAGATGCTACCGGAGTGCGGGCATTGATTCGCATGAGCGTATGTCAAGAGCGCACGGAGCACACAAACAATCACGCAGTTAATCCACAGCCCGGATCTCCAGGCGCGTCCCGATCGCGCGTTGCATACAAAGTCAGCTCGTTCGCCGGGCGGCAGTTATCTGTCATTGGTTAGAAAGCTGGTCAGATCGATTTTTTTTCAACCATGAATAAACATAACAGGAGAGCTAAAAATGATACGAACAACAGCGAATATAGTCGCTAATATCTACGAGGGTCGCTTTCAAGTCGATTTTGATTGCGTGGGGGAGTTAGCGTGTAGATTCGCGCTTTGCCATACGATGCCTCCTGATGGCAACGATGAATGTACATACCGCGAATATAGCTCATGTTTATGTCAAACTGCAAAAATATCTACTTTGGAGTCTCTCAAAAAAAAAATCATGGGAATGATTAAGCAGTTAGAGGAAGAAGTAAATTCCAACTAATATTCAACTAATTAAAATAGGAGAATCAAAATGATACGAACCACAGGAAAGTTTTTATGGCTTTGGAGCAAGTATGAGGACTTTCAGAGCCGCTGGATTCTATTCACCGAATGGCTCACAGTTACAGAGCTTATTGATGAGAGATTCGATCTTGAAAGCCGGATCGAGTTAGGAGGGCCAGATGGAGCAGCCTTACGGACATGTTGAGATGAAAGATAAAATACTTGAATGGCTCATACATGGAGAACGCGGAGTCAGCTCTGAGTCAATGGCGTGCGCAGTATTAGGGATGAAACCAAAATTTATGTGTCATCCGATCGACCATGCCGACTTTATGAGATGTGTGAAGTTTCTGGATGCCGTGCCAGAGGCAAGAAACCATCTTAAAGAGGTCGCTAAATTGAGTGCTACATGGGCGATTTTGGTAGAAAATTGGGATGAACTTGAAACGCTGTATCGTTCAGGTGATTCATCAAAATTATATTCACAAATGAAGCGGCTTGGATGTTAGGTCGCAAGGAGTAACAATGATAATCGACTTGAGTTTGACAAACAACGATTTGTACGCAGGCTGTGAGGTTGAGTTGGTAGCAGGCAGGTTTAACTTAACGACACCTGTGTCCCAGGCGATTGAAATCGTTGGAACCAATATCGGCAATATGATTGCAACGATCCCGCAGGCGGATCGGAATTCAGTAACCCTTACCGGGCCTATGGCCGTGTGGTCGTATCTGGTTGTTTTCCATGCCATCGTTCACGCTTTTTCAGAGGTGAAATACAACGATGGACGCAGTGATGATGTTGTAATAGCGCGGCACGGAGCCGCACAGGTTTAGAAAGGGAGGAAGCCGGGAGCAAACAAACAGTAACCAACAATCCGCTCGTAACAACAGCGAGCAATCCCGAAAACCGAGTCAACAAAATTAAAGGGCTGTAGTATCCATTAACGCCTCCGTATCTTTCCATACGGAGGCAACTTCAAAGGAGAAAACCTATGAATCAATCTGAAGTGGTTTTTGACATGCGTAGAAGCGGCTGGGAACTGGATACCGTACGGGGGGATGGATTTGTTCACCTTTATAAACGTGATAGAGAACGAAACTGTATTTACCCAGATTACACTGATGTGACGGTGTTCCCCAACGGAAGGGTAGCAGAAGGCGAATTTAATAAATATCCAAAAAAAGGGGCAGGCTTATGGGCACCAAGGAGTTAGTAGTCAGAGGTTCTGAATTGAAATTGCAAATCAACGCAATGACAGAAGAATTACGCGGTATCAATCTTGAACTGTCGAGAACTGCGGAATATCGCAACGGAAGTAAAACCGGCCATCTGATGGAAGCCGGGATTAAAGTCACCGTGCAGTTGAAGGAAAATTGTAAATGGTATCAGGACAGATTGGCACAGGTGAAAACCCTGCTTCCTGATGTGTTTAACGACACTTTCGTCTATGAGTTTAAACCGGCATCTTCTAAGACACTCGAATCAGCTATGCAGGATAACGCTGAATTTGCAAAGGCCATCGCCTGGAGCAGGGAGATTAAACCGGGGGCACCGCAGGTGGTGTTCGAGAAGCTTGAGGATGAGTGCGAAATCCCGTTTTGAAACAATAAACAAGGAGATCAACCAATGCTTAAACCAATAACCAGAGAGACAGCCAATAGATTGAATTGTTTGATAATTGGGGGAGCAGGAATTGGAAAAACCAGTTTACTCAGAACGATACCAGAAAATGAAAAAACACTGGTGTTGAGTTGTGAAGGAGGGTTGTTGGCTGTGCGTGATTTGATTGAAGCCAGGCTGATCGAAGGATTTGAAGTTGGTTCTTTTGCAGACCTAAAAGAAGCATATCAATTACTTCTTTCACCAGATTTTAAAACTCGTTATCAGTATGTGTTCATTGACTCGCTTACCGAGATTAGCGGTAGATGCCTTGAAAGCGTAAAGGCAAAATATCCATCTAAAACAGACTCATTTAATTTATGGGGAGAATTCTCAGATAATTTGACTCATATTATCAAGGCATTTCGCGATCTTACCGCATACTCTGTTGTCATGACATGCCTACCTGCTACGCAACTTGACGATTTAAACCGTCGATATGTCGGGTGTGCTGTGTCTGGGAAACAACTCCAAGAAAGATTGCCAAGTTATTTTGACTTGGTTCTTTATATGATTAACAAAGAGGACGAAGATGGTACTGGACATCGTGTCTTTATCACTTCTCCAAGTGACAGATATCCGGGTAAGGATCGCAGTGGTCGTCTATCACAGATCGAAAAACCTGATTTAGGTTATTTACGAAACAAAATTTTAGGAGGAATTTAATTATGGCTCAAATTTCAGTAGATCTAACGCAGTACGAAGCACAGGATTCCTTAGATCTCCTTCCGCCAGGCTGGTACTCGGCGGAGATCATCAACTCGGAGATCAAGGAAGGGAAGAAAGGCCCGTATATCAACTGGACTTTTCAGATTATCGGGAAACCGAATCACATCTGGACTATCACCAGTCTCGGTAACAAAATCAGCATGAAGATTTTGAAAACGATGGCGACGTGCTGCGGTCACCGGAATCCGAATTATATTGCCGACACCGAAGAACTGCACGGCAAAAAGTGCCAGATCAAAGTTAAAATCAAAACCGATGAGAACGGTGATTACGAGCCGAAAAACGAGATTTCGGGGTATAAACCACTGGACGGCGCAAAGGTGGCAGTCAATAATATTCCTCCGGCGCACATCGCGGCAGCGGCGATGACTACTGCAATACCGGCAGATATAAAAATGCCGTGGCAGGTTTAAAACATTGAACCCCTGGGGAATACCCAGGGGGATTTGAGCAAGGTAAAGATGGATTATACATTACGGCCATACCAAGAGGATGTTTTAAAAGTCATTTGGGACGCTATACCGACTGATCAATTTATTCTGATTCAAGCGGCGACAGGTTCTGGAAAAACTATTTGCTTCTCTGAGTTGATTAAACGTCTTCTGACACAATGGCCAAACATAAGGATCGGAATACTGGCGCATCGCAGAGAACTTATCACGCAGGCGCAAGACAAACTTCTTAAAGTGTGGCCGGAAGCGCCTATCGGTATTGCGTGCGCATCTATATCGGGTGATATTGATACAGATAAGCCTGTTGTGATTGGTAGCATACAAACGCTATCCAGACGTACAGGGACAACCGTCCCATTTGATTTAGTGATAGTTGATGAAACACATAAAATACCTGCCATGAATATCAAGTCACAGTACAAATCATGGATTGAAACCATGATCAAATATAATCCCAAGGTTAGAATAATAGGATTCTCTGCAACATGCTTCAGGCTTTCTCACGGATATATTTATGGGACTGCTTGTAAACCAGGCAATATTAATCTTTTTCCTGATCTACATTATCGAATATCAATCTCTGATCTTCAAAAAGATGGATATCTTTGCGGATACCGAGCTAAAACGATGGCGGATATTTCAAAAGACTTAGCCGGAGTACGGAAAACCAGAGATTATAATGTGGGTGATTTATCGGCAGTAATGAGCAAACAACAGCACGTAGGGTCTGCGGTGGCTGCATTGAATGAACATGCCTCAGATCGAAAACACGTTATTGTTTTCGCTGTTACGATTGCTCACGCTGAAAAACTTCGTGAAGCGTTCGGAGAACAGGCAACCATTATTCATTCAGAATTAAATGATGATGCCAGATACCAGGCACTTTCTGATTTTGAATCAGGCAAAATCAGGATAATCGTGAATGTCATGGTGCTTTCCGAAGGCTTCGATTCACCAGCAGTGGATTGCATTATCATGTGTCGTCCAACCATGTCCCCCGGACTTTTCATCCAAATGGCAGGCCGTGGCCTCCGTCCGCATCCGGACAAAAAGGATGTGCTAATTTTGGACTTGGCTGAGAATTGCAAAACACATGGAGATCCGAATAACCCTCGTATAGAGATACCAGGGAGATCGAAAAAGAAGGAGATTGTGATTGAAGAAAAGAAAATTAAAACCTGTCCCAACTGTAGTGAAATTGTGGAACCACGCGCAACGGAATGTGAAATTTGCGGCTGGACGTTTATTCAAGAAAGAAATGATCCAGTAGTGCTAACGGATTATCGGTTTGAAAAGGTGAAGTCAGCTTCGATGATTGGAGAAATCAGCGAAATAGAAATGAGTAAGTATGTCAGCCGAGCAGGGGGGTTGATGGTTAAGGCTGTGATAACTGCTTGGGTGCCTGGTAGTATCAACCCCCACTTCATCAATTCGTTTCTAATTTTTGGCGACGGGGGACACCCATTTGCCATTTCAAAAAATAAAGCTGTCTGGCGAAAACTGACTGGCTCTGAACCACCTTGTAGCGCACAGGAGGGCATTGAGAGACAGGAAGAGTTCAAAACAGCATTAGGGACGCATGGCTGGATAGAAATTGAAGAAAATAATGGCTTCATGGGTGTGAAACGATGGAAAGTTGATTCGCCACCGTCTGATTATTTAATACCAGTTCAAGAAGTTACAGAAGCACCATTGGATGAAGACCAAATACCATTCTGAAAAGGAAAAAAACAAATGACAGAACTTGAACTAGTCGAGACAAAAACACTGAATGCTCTGGTGATTTTCACTGAACCAGACGGCCTGGACGCGATATTAAAAGGTATTGAAAAAAAGGTGTCGGGCATTGTCCCGGACATCAGCACAGTAAAAGGAAGAAAAGAAATAGCGTCTCTTGCTTACAAGGTAGCTCAGTCTAAGACGCTTCTGGATAAATTGGGTGCTGAGCTAACGACTGAGTGGAAAGAAAAAGCGAAAAAAGTTGATGTTTCTCGCAAGCATGCAAGAGATTTTCTGGATTCGTTGAAAGATCGGGTGCGCCAACCTCTCACCGGATGGGAAGAAGCCGAAGCGAAACGCATTGCAGACGAAGAAGCAAAATTGAAATACGCAGCAGAGTATGATGACGCGATTACACTGAATTTACTATGGGATCGTGAGAAGGAAATTGCACGAAAGGAAGCTGAGATCGCTCGTATCCAGGCTGAACTGGATGACAAAGAGCGAAAAGAAAGAAACAGGTTGGAACAGGAAGAGAAGTATAAGTGGGTTGCCGAACGAGACGCAATGAGAGCCACCATTGAAAGAGAGATGAAACTGCAAGCTGCCAAGGATGCCGACGAACGCCGGAGGCTTGCGGATATTCAAGCAATTGAAGACCGTATTGAGGCAGATCGTAAAAAAGTTGAAGCTACAGCAGTGCTGGAGGCGGCCAGAGTAGCGAATCAAGAACACAGATTCAAGATTCTAAATGAAGTATTGAATGATATTTTGGTTTTAGGTGTGGAAGAAACGATAGCGAAAGCCATTATTAAGGCGATAGCAGACGGAAGAATTAGCCACGTCAAGGTGATATTTTGAGCAAACTACCAGAATTCGATAAGATCGCAAATGAGATGTATGAAGCCGCCGCCAGAGCCAACAGCAGTAAGCCGCGCCGATCGTACTTGGGGATGTCCGCAATTGGAGATCCCTGTACCAGAAAGTTATGGTTGTCATTCCGTGGATACACGCCTCTTCCACTTGATGGTAGAGTCTTAATGTTGTTCAGATTTGGCGACCGGGTGGAAGAAGAAATCATTTACCACCTGCGCCTCGCTGGGTACAGTGTGGAAGGACAACAAGAATCTTTTTCAGATCATGACAACTGGTTCTCAGGCCATTGTGACGGAATCATTCACGGTGTTACCAGCCACCAACATATTTTAGAGATTAAAAGCTGTAACGCCAGCAAATTCAAAGCATTTCAGCAGTACGGAGTACAGAAAACATACCAGGTATATTTTGATCAATCACAGTGTTATATGGGTTATGCCGGACTTGAAAGAGCTTTATTCGTCATTCAGAACAAAAACAATTCTGAAATCTACACTGAGCGGATTTACTTTGATTCAGAAGCGTTTAAGTCACTCAAACAAAAAGCATACCAGATTATCACGGCAAACGATCCGGCGCCGCAGCCTTTTACAGAAGATTCTCAGACATGCGGTTGGTGCGATCACAGGGTAACGTGCTGGATGCCATCAGAGGCGATCCAAACGCTGCGGGATTGCATGACGTGTGAGTATTTAAAGTGGACTGGACTTGTGCGAAGCTGTACGCACAGAGATCATCCTTATGAAATCAAGCAACGAACGAGAGTCTGCGGTGATTTTATTTTAAAAAACCTGGAGGGAGAGCTATGACACGATCAAGAATAACAAGTGCGTTGAATGAGTTACAGAAAAAGGTTAAGGCAAAAAAAACGATTAATGAAGCACTTGAAATTTGCCACCAGTGGACTTCTGAATTAATGGAAGTTTGCCGGAAAGAAGAAGCAGATGGATACCGATACGGGATTAAAAATACAAGAAAATGATACTATGAAGGCAATTATAGAGATTGAACTGGAAATGGACGGTCACTATCAAAAATCAGACAATCAGGAAATTATTGATCAAATACTAACATCAATGGATAGTGCATGGGTGATTGAGAATAACAGGTTGATAGTGATTGCAGATTCAATAACATGCGAACTAAAAGGGAAGCCATGATCGACAACGGCAACGGTACTGTAACCGACGAATCCACTGGGCTTATGTGGCAGCAAGAAACGGCAATGTTTATGTCTTGGAAGGATGCTTTGTCATATTGCGAAAAACTACAACTCGCAGGCTATACCGACTGGAGACTACCAGTATCGGCTGAATTAAATAGTATCATTGATGATATTGACGATGATGATATTGACGATAAACCGGCAATAAACCGACAATATTTTCCAAGAGCGGTTGCGTCATTTTATTGGTCTTCCACTACATCCGCCTCCAATACGAGCTATGCGTGGGGTGTGTTTTTTGATACCGGGAATAATTATGAAACGGATAAAAATGGACATTGGTTTGTTCGTGCTGTCCGGAATGTTTATCGGACAGGACATAAGAAAGAGCAATTAACCCTGTTTTAAAGGGTAATACCAAATGGCACATCCAAAAATTGAAAAACTCTACAAACAAATCCCGTCTTTCAAGTGCAAGGACGGCTGCGCGGACTGCTGCGGGATTGTCCCCTGGGCGCGGAGCGAGTGGGAACCTATTACAGACAAACGAGAGCAAACATCAACAGAATGCCCTTACATCAGTGAAACAAACACATGCTCAATCTATAATCAACGGCCTTTTCTTTGCCGTATATTCGGTGCCGGCAAAGACCCAATGCTAAAATGTCCGCACGGTTGTGGACCGGAAAAGCCGCTTTCATGGCAGAAGGCAAAGAAGATGACGGATCGGTATCATGGTCTGATTGATAAATAGATCGAACAGCAGATATGGGTGAATTATGGCTTTGAGCGAGGAAGAGAGGAAAGAGAAGGACAAGGCGAGACGTAAGGCATACCGTGAAGCCAATCCGGAGAAGGCGAAGGCGCAGAGCAAGGCATGGCGTGAAGCCAATCCGGAGAAGGTGAAGGCGACACGTAAGGCATGGAGTGAATCCAACTCCGGAAAGTTGAGGTTGGCGAGAAAAGTATGGAATGAAGCCAATATGGAGAAATTAATCTTATCAAAGTTGAAAGCAAAAGGCATAACAGACCCGCCAGAAGAATTGATAGAGTTGATGGTTGCAAGAAGAGAAGCAAATAAAACATTGAAGAAAATGAAGAAATGGAGAAAAGAAAATGACCCAACTATCACAGATGTTCAAGGAATCGAACACCAGAATGAAATACCTGATGGACTACCTTGAATCAGGGAGCCAAAAACCGGATATGGAAGTTATTGCAGCAACTCAGCGTGAGTTTGAAGGACAGACCAAGGCACTGAATGCGTTGGTTGGTATGTACGCCATACAATCAAAAAACAAGCGAGCTATCGCCGGAATGGAAAGGATGAACATCATGGATGATACCACGGCGATAGACTTGATGCTTAGTGACCCCAATACCGATAAGGTTAAATGCCCGATGTTCGATGAATTGATAACGAGAGCGGATTGTCTTGATTACTCAGGATCAAATGGTGACGACTGCCGGGGGTGTGTGATCGACCGCGCGACAAAGAAAAAGCTGTTGCCAGAAACAGAAGGCCGATAAACATGCTACGAAAACACCAGAAAATAACAGATGAAGTTTTTCCGGGCAATAATCGCCGGGGATGCTACGGATACGATCATCCCGGCACCCTGGCCGTAAGGAATTGAAATGAAGAAATGCCTTTTTTGTGAAAAAGAAATACCGGTAAAGAGTCGCAGAGAAAAATACTGTTCAGATAGATGTGCCAACACACACAGAAATCACAGGAATAATCCTCTTGCGGTTCATGCAGACAGATCATGTATCCACTGTGGTAAACAATTCACGCCTACGCACTATTTATCAAAGTTTTGCAATGCTGAAAAATGCCTGAATGATCGTAAACAGAAACAAGATGAAAAATTAGAATCGTCTCTTCGACTTGGCAAAGTAGCGACTAAGGAAATCAGAAATACGAAATGCCCACGCTGCGAGAAGATATACAAAAAAATATTTATACCAGCATGGATAGGGAGGGGGATTCCAAGGATGCAGTGTGATGCCTGCAAGGCAACCAGTTATAATATCCAAAGCGCAATCTGGGGTAGCAATGAAGTATATAATATTTAAAGGAGGAACTGATGCGCTCATTGATAACCGTAATATCAAAAATTGCAATAGCTTCTGCTATAGCGGAGAAAGCCATAGAAGCCTCAGTAGATGATGCTGAGGCAACAGAATTATATGCAAGTATGGACATTGCTGCGATGGCCGCGCTTGCTGCATTCCCTGGGGATTTAAATCAAAAGGAAATTGCTCTTGTCCAGAAAAAAATAACTCTATTCTGTGATGAAATGGGTTGGGATCATAAAAATCTACACATCCACAACTATCTGATTTTTTCTACCGAACAACTCGAATGTGTAAGAGGCGAACTTGTGGCGCACAACGCCGATACCCGGAAGATTGAAGCGATAGAGAGATTAATTGCAACAGAAGTTGATATTTATGAACGGTTTTCTGATTTGGGGGAATATCCTGAGTGCGCTATTGAGGGGCTGAAGGCCGCTGATATATGGAACCAAATCTGGAGTTAAAAATGATGCAAGATTTACGGAAAATATCATTGCCAGCCATAAATTACGACTGGTTCTGTCAAACCTACAACTGCAAGATGCTACGTTCCGCCTGCGAACGTCGCCAAGAACTGGCTAAATACACAGGCGTAAACAAATCCCGTGCGCAGTATTCTTTCACCTGCGGACAGTGTAAACAAGTAGAAGGAGAAAGCAAAATGATAACAGAAGAAGAGGTGTTTACAATAGGACCAACAGAAGCCGAGAACCAAAAAAACGAAACGACGAGAACTTGCAGAAATTGCAGAGAGATGCTCCCGATGGAATCTTTCATGAAAAACAACGAATGCGCCAATGGGTATGAATGGACATGCAAAAAATGCAGGGCGGAAAAGAAAAGGCTGGCCGATGCTATACGGAAAATAGATGCCAGGAGGAAGAATGACGGAATGACGCCACCAATGCGTAAGTCACCGCCGAAATTGCCGATTGGATTACCGCCTGGTGTTTCGATACCTGTGGAAAATGATGACTTTCCTCTCACAAAAGATTTTATCTGTGATTATGATCATTCGGTAACGTTAGATTTTTCGTATCATCCAGAATTGTTGAAATCAACTCTGGATGCAGCAAAAAGGGAGTTCCGGACGCCACAAATGCAAGTCCTTTACATGCTATCTAAATATGTTGATTAAAAGCGAGCTGATATTATGTTGACGAATACTGAACTTGATGCGATAGCGACCCTCTTGGCCTCCAGAATCAGCGATATATTGTCTGCACAAAAGCCGATTACAAGATGGCTCTCAGTTAAACAAGCCAAAGAATATTCTGGTGTCAAATCAGACAATACGATCAGAAAATGGATTACCGAGGGTTATATCCACGCCAACAGAACAACAGGGGAATGGAAGATCGACCGTGAATCAATCGACGATTGGTTCAAACAAGGTTGACAACACCATGTCAATCAGGTATTGCAAAGCATGGCTACACTCTGGAAACATCCTCAATTCGGGACATATTCGGCTGTCTGGCAGGAAGGCCCTCGCCAACGCCGAAAATCTTTGGATACCAAGGATGAGAGGATAGCAAAGAGGCGGTTCCGTGAATTTGAGCGTGAGCGACTTGCAGGAAAGATTATACCACTTCACGACTCCACGTCGATCCTACTGAGCCAATTCCAAGAAGAACTCATCGGCCATATAGAACCAAGATTATCAAAAGCAACTGTAAAGATCACAGTGACAGCTTTAAAAAAGATATTCCATTATATTGGTGATATTAAATTGAGGTCTTTGACCACCAGACATCTGGAAAAACTGATGGAGTGCATGATTGCGGATAAAATTGCAAAACCGACAATCAATAAATATATGCGTCATATCAAGATGTCGATTAAGAAAGCGATTGAATGGGAATATATTGACAAATTCAGATTCCCAAAGCCATTTTCATTGCAAGAACAGATTCGGTATTTGACCACTGAGCAACTGTCAGCGTTATTTTCTGTAATCAACGACCAGGAGTTCGCTGATTTCTGCCTATTCTGTTGTTATACCGGCCTTCGTTCTGGGGAGATAATCAGGTTACAGTGGAGTGATATAAACAATCCACAGGGGTTTATCCGGATACGATCAGAACAGAAGAATAAGAAAGAGGACAGAATACCAATTCATGATGCTGCCTTGGTGATTCTCGAAGAATATAAAAAAGACATCGGGCCTGTGTTTAAATTTAAGTCAGTTCACGACATTTCACACAAGTTTAAAGCGTATGCTGATATGGCGATGCTTACAGGATGCAGATTTCATGACTTGCGGCACACATACGCGAGCCACCTGGCTATGGCTGGAGAGGATTTGAAGAGCATACAGGAATTAATGCGCCATCGCTCGATAGCATCCACAATGGTTTACGCCAAGGTATCACCAGATCATCTACGTAAAGTCAATTCCCGCCTTGATTATGGCTTCGCGCCGACTGTGAAAAAATGAGATTGTCACTATATTATCACTATGGCGATTTTACCTTGTTGATTTTATTGACTTTTTTTTCAAACCCGAAGGATTTTAAGTCCCTTGCGTCTACCTGTTCCGCCACCCAGGCTTTTACCGTAAACTCTTGTTTTCTTGTGCTTTATTGACTTATGCTTGGTGCGATGATTATGTCAAATTCAATCAAATATAGTGATATTTTAACTGTTTTTCACTATGGTATCACTATAGTCCACTACACTGTAATGACCCAAGTCTGCGACATGAGCAACATGTACAAGGCCAACATATCAATTCCAAAAGGCCAATGCAATAACAAAAAGCGATTAACCGACATTGTACCCTAATACTTATTGACGAATTCGAAAAGGAAGTGTAAGAGCAAATACACCCCCTGTGGTTTCGTCCCAGGGCTGCGGGGCTGCTCGGTGGCCCCTGCTTCACTTTTCAAACCTTCTCGACATCTGAAACAATTCATCCGTGCTGTATGCGTACATACCCTGTAGCGACCGGAAATAATCAGACTGGCTGTATTTCATCGAACGTTGTTTTTGGATTGTCGCCTGGAACAACATAATGGATTCCAACTCCAGACCGACAACTTTAATTCCCTGCAAAATATTCCGATCAAGCAAATAGAACTGAATCAGATTTTTAACCTGGCCATCCTCACTCGCCATAAAACTGTCGATGGTTTTTTGATCGACAATGGCACTGTCGAAATTTGCATCCATTGAGTTCAGTGGCGATGGGAAATCCCATATCCACATTGCGATTGGTGGAGTGGTTCCAGATTCCAAGTATCCATAATTTGAAAATGACTGTTTAAAAGCCTGTTTTTCATCGCGAGTTAAACCGGGCATCTGGATATAACAAACCAATGCCCCGCCAGGCCCCATTTCCAACGTGCAGCCCTCGCTTTGTGGTACTGGACCTGGAAAAAGTTTTCCAACTTCTATTATCTGCATATTTGTCCTCCATTTAAAAAAAAACAAATAGTTAATGCGAGATAATTAACATTTTGTTTCCAAAAATACCATACAAAACAAAAAAAAGGCAGAACAGACGTTAATCCGTTTGTCCTGCCTTTTTTGTTCAACTCAATTGCAATATGGTATGGATAGGGGTTATTTCTTCGGCCACTGAAACGGCAGTGGCACGAAACTCGTCTTCGTATATGCGTAGTCTCTCGTCACTCCGTCAACAGTTATTGAGGCATTTCCAACGTCAGTTTTCCGGAAAGGACTTTCATCTGATGGATTGAAAAACACAACTACTTCCCTGCCATCCATAATAATTACAAAAGATTCAGTTAATTGAGACATAATTTTTTACTCCTTTTTTGATTGTTAATATTTATCGAAAACGATTGTGGACGAACTGATGAACCACAACTTATCTTCATCGGAAACAAACTTTCCGAGTGTTGGGATATTTACAAAGTACAAACTTCGGACTGTGAAAGTATAAGTTCTTTTTTCCTTATCCCAGAATAATTGAGCAGTGCCGGAAGAACATGGAAGCAGAGGATCGGCAGATGTGAATTTGAGCAGGAAATAAGTTCCATCTGAAATAAACATATACGAATTACCGCAAACATCTGGTGTGTCAGCGAACGCTGGTAATGACAATCCAGCCAATAAAATCATCGTTAATAAAAACTTTTTCATTTCGACCCCTTTTCTTTTCTTAACCAAAGAGCAGTGCGGATTCACAGGCACAACCGCCTGTAATGCTCGCCACGGCGTTTAAAAAGAAAACGAATACTATGGACAGCATCAAATTTACATTATTATTTTTTTGGCTTGAAAACTGCAATGACATCAATGATAATTCCAAACAAGTTTTGAATCTTTTCCCAAACCACATTATCCCCCACGATAGTCGCAAGGCTCTCCAGCACCGTGGACTTCTTCGCTTCTCCCGAACCGGCAGGGAATTCCTGCTGACAAATCAGCATTAACTCCTTTATCAGTTTCACGAAACTTGCAATTCCCATTAATATTGTAAACACACTCTCGGCATTCATAAATAATCCTTTCTTTTTCGTACTTCTTAATTTTTTCAAGTCTATTCTTCAACCGCCAGTCCTTCAAAAATTGATAAGCGGCTGTGATATTCACAAAGAATGTATTTTCATTCTCTGGTGGTTGATCTCGGTTCATCGGCATTCGTTTCTTCCTTCGGCTTTACAAGCCGTGCAATATCACGAGCTATATCAGTGTTTTTGTATAGATGGTAGGCAACTCTATAGTTGTCGTAGTATGATTCAGGTGGAGGTTTGTCACTTGGTTTCATTTACTTTATCGTCCTGCTTTTTAAACGGTAACTTTGCAATGTTCCCCACTGCACTGCCCATGCTTTTAATCATGTCGAAAGTATCTGATAACAGTTTCACGGCTGAATCGTCAGTATTTGACGGCGTAAGGACTGCAATGATTTTTAACAGATTAATTGCAACCATAATGCCTATCCAGTTTTGCCCGAAAAACTCTATGATTATTGCGTTTGTGTTGATCATTCAAAATCCTCGATAGTATCTTCAATCGGAGTTCCGTTCAATTCCTTGATAATTCTCCGTGACAATGAATCATTCACGCATTCAGAGTTTTTAGCGAGCAACCGAGCATACACAACAACATTTTGTGTATCACCATCTAACGCGGCTCTGATAATTCTTATGATTTCAGTATTCATCAGCATTAATCCTTCATTTCCCTGGGAGATAGTCGCAATTTAACGACTCTATCAGGTCGGCTTGTAGAAACAAATCTATGAGTTGGGCGATCCCATATTGTAGTAGATTCTATTTTCCAAGGAAGAACAAAATTGTCATCTCGATAATATCCTGTGGGATACTCTGACACAGTATCGGTCATCTTTCCCATCCCTTCTTTTTGCGAATATGATGCGGTTTTCTTTTCTTTTCAACAAATTCAAACTCTTCGACTTCTGCAAATGGCCGCGAATAAGTGTAATAATTATTGTCAGGATTTATGTTAATCGTAGCGCTGTCACCATTATGCTTGTAAACGAAAGGGTCTGTTCCTGATGTTAGTTCATAGTGATGGATCATCTCATTTCCCTTGGAGATAGACGCAATTTAACAATCCCCTCTGTTCGATTTGTAGAATTGTATATGTGCTTGACAGGTTGCTCGCATGTTTCAATCGACGGGTAACTCGTTGTATAGTATCCTATGGGATAAGACAATTCAACTGGACAGGTCGAATCATCCTCAAAATATTCCACGCAAGTATCATTTGTTTTGATTGTTTGTAAAATCATTTTTCAATATCCCGATCCAAGTTATAAAATCTAAGTCTTCCTATTTGTTTCACAAATGTCTCAGGTGTTGCCCATTTCGGCGGAGGTATGGATATGTCGTAATATCCATCTGCACCTGGTACTGCATTCTCTGATATTCCGTCAACCGCATTACTTGTAACCAGTAAACACTCAAGCCAATCAACTGCGGTTTTTCGTGGCCATGTCGTAAGCTGCTTATCTTTCGGGTCAGTCATGGATGAATATTGCCATTTCTTGAAAATAACTGAGAGCAAGTCATTACCCCACCATGATGGTCTGGCAACACGGTTCATGATACTTGATGCCACCGCCACCTTTCCTTCGTAGGGTTCCCCGCGTGCCTCGCGCCAGACGACCAGAGCAAGAAAAACCTTGTCCGTTGCTTCGTGCGCTAATATTTCAAAGTCAATCATACCAAGTTCACTCTTCAATATCAGGAACTATTAAACTACCACCACTCACTTTTCTGCGATCTGGCCCTATGTAATCAGTATGACCAATTCTATCTTCATTAAAAATACGTTTTGTGTTTACAACTTGACCGTCAATAATGCCTGATAATTGTATTTCCATCACAGAAATACGTCTTGCATGTCCTCTTCTTTCGTTAAGAGTAGTTTCAATCACAGATAATCTTGATAATACACTGCTTAATTCATCCTTTGCCTCTGATGAATGTCCATAGTGCCTAATTTCTATGACCTTTATGATTTCTTTTAATTCAGCAATTTGACATAATAACTGAGCTTTGATATTATTTTGAATCTCTGTGGTATTGTACATGTCTTCTTTGCAATCTATTTTCAGAGTTAAGGTTTCCTGCATTTTAACCATAAGTGTGTCTAATTTAGAATTTGTAGTGCCAAATTCCTCTTGAAAATAGTCCCTCCAATTTAATATATCCTCCTTTATTTTTTCGATCATTGTCGAATGCTCTTTTAGTAAAGCAGAAAATTGACCGAATTTAACTGACCCTGCTATGGCAGGTATAAATAGACCTGTAATAAATACAAACATTTCCCAATGATCTATAAAAAAAGAAAGAATAGAGTTCATTTTATGTATGATCGTCTTTGCGATTCTACAGCAAATGTCTTTCGGCTTTTCCACTCTTTAAATCTTCTAAGTCTGTCAGACACCTGCCGTTCACATATATTTAATACAAGAGCTATTTGCTTGAGCATTAAACCAGTTTTTTGTAAATTATATGTTTCTTCACAACGTACAATGTGATTTGATTCTCTTGCTATTCTTGCGTTTTCAACCATCGTCCTTGGATTCTTAATACCTTTATTCCAAGGAGGATGAGCATGAATACGATTATGTTCCGTTGATGTTACAGCCATCAGATTTTCGATACGATTATCTTTGGGATCATGATTTATGTGGTGAATCATCATATCGTCTGGTATCTGCCCATGCACATCTTCATAAACAAGTCTATGTAAACTGGTATGCAATCCATTTCTTTGCTTTCTTTTATAACGTGTCGTACCAGTCGTTAATGGAAAAGTTCCATCTGGCAGTCTTCCAAATATCTTACACGTTCTTGTTTTCATATTTTACCTCCTGTCGTAAATCCTGATTAGAAAACTTGGGAAGCGGTTCAGGAAAACCGTTTTCGGGGATCAACCTATCCCAAGAATATGTTGAATTATAGCATAAACTATTTATTAGTTAAATGCTAAATAGAGTTAATATCAAACATTTTTCGGCTTTCAACCTCTGCAAGCTTACCTGGATTAAATTGGTTTTTTGCTCGTAAATAGCCAACGCAGCGGGAATAAATTTCTGTTCGAGGGTTAAACACAGGATTCTTTTCATAGCATCCATCGCACTTCATCAGATACTCTGTCGGAGAATGCCAGTCACCAGGCGGTTGAAACACTGCACCGCCAACGATAGTTGTTTCATCGCCGTCCTGAGTGGCTGTGACGATTACAGATGAATGGCAGTCCATACATTCTCCTTCAAAAATGAAAGGGTTCTGTGTTTTTAGCATTTCTTTTAGCTTGTCTAATTTCAATTTAAAAGCCTCCCTTGATGTTTACATAAACACGGATAGCAGCATACATCAGTAACGCTATACAAGGATGTCCCTTTGCAGATACACACCACCTGAGTTCTTGATCGGCTTTCAGACGCATGGAAGAAGACTTTTGACACTCAGCATCAGCAACAGAGTAATCATGCGACTGGCAGCACTCAAGCCAGTTTCCGTTTGGAAATCCTGTACAGCGGTTATCCTGCATTAATTATCTCATCCTTCAATCTCCACGTCTCAGCCAAAAACGCCTGTCCCCACGCTGCGACCTCAGACATCATGGGAATTGCTTCTGTTGATGTATTGAGAGTGTGGACTACGTTATTGTAATCCCGGATTTGTACAGTCGGCGGGGAGAAAGCCATGATGTTCATCATAAGCTGAGTCCACCTAAGAAGATCATCCTCCCCGACTTGCAACTTAATTCCATTCGAGCAAGTCATTCCAGCTTCCTGAATTGCTTTTCGGGATATTGTGAGTTGAGCAAGAGACTTTTGCTTATTTATCTCAATTATCTCTTCTGGAGTTTTTCCGTAAAGTGGTTGTCTTTTTTCTTCTTCCAAAGCATCTCTTTGTGCCCTGGTCTTATAATCAGGATTCTCAATATATTCTTCATCTCCAGTATCATCGCTTATCCCAATAGAGATATATTTTGCATCAAAATACTCTTGACGGTATTTATTAATCTTCTCTTGAATAGCAAACTCAAGATTATTTGCTATTGCATTGTCGATCCATGCTTGTGGATCAACTATGCAGTGAGTGAGGATTGCTTGATCTTCTTGTGATAAGTTTTGCATTATTAAAATCCTTTTAGCAAATTAACGAACCGGAAAACCATGAATAAGTTCGAATGTCTGTTTGTTGAGTTCCACTTTGTTGCTTTGTAGTTACATACGCAGTATCTCCAACATCCATATCAAATACTCCAAGTAAAGGCATTGTAAAGTAAGTAGCGTCCTTAGAGTAAGTATCTACTGAAAATATATTGCGGAATGTTCTATTAGAAGTCACAATCGCTGCATAATAATAAGCACTTGCAGAATCAACTTCATTTAGTTCAATAAATACTGTTAATAGATATTTGCCTGTCACCGGAGCAGTAAATGTATTAGATGTGAAATTTCCACCTTGATCAAAAATTTCCGTTCCCCAAACAATAGTAACATCAGAGCCTACAGCAATATCTGTTTGATCTGCTGCTGGAACCACTAAAAACGCCGGCTGCGCAGTATTCACCCTCGGCACATTCAACTTCCTCGTCAAACTCCACCCAGTAGCAGGGTAACTCGCATTAAGGTTATTGGAGGATGAGTCATACCAAAGATTGTTTTGAATTCCTTCTGGTTCGAGTGCGAGTGTTGCTCCTGTTTTCACCAAAGAACTTGAATGCGCCCAATGAGTAGGAGTTGTTCCAGTTGCAATAAATTCATTTCCTGTAACATTTGTTCCGCCAATATTAGTGAAATCGTCATCAGACACATAAGTATTGATTCTGTATTTGTACCCAACTACCAATGTTCCACTTGTGATAGCGGTTTGTGCTCCCCATTTGTCAGCATAACTAATCCCATTCCTATACAAATCAAGCACTTCCGCTGCTGTTAATGCTCGGTTGTAATCGTAGGTGTCATAGACATCCATTGCGAACATGGCCGCTGAAGTACCACCAGTGTACATGTCTCCAGTAGTTGTAACATCTACATTATTCTGAGCTGCGGTAGTGCTAAGCAAAAATCCATCGAGATAAAAGGATACTGTAGTAGTTGTTGCGCCAACTATTGGAACCGCAATGATATTATGCTTTGTGCCGGCGACAAGATTTGATGTAGCGCCTCCACCTGGAACTGCTGAAGTGTAAACGGTAGCATTCAGATAAAGAACAAATGCGCCAGAAGTTGCAACAACCTCCAGTTTGTAACCAACATTTGCTGCCCATTTATTTCTCAGAGTTTGATTCGCAGCGGGAGTCCATGAAGGTAGTCCGAACTCACCACCAATGATAAAACTATTTGTTGTATTTGAAAACACCAATGAATGGAGATTTTTAATAGCTGCAACAGCTCCAGCAACAAGATGAATGGCTTGATTCGGCAACCTCGCCAGAACAGCATCCTGAGACTTTGCGAAAGCTGTACTCGCAAGTGCTGTTGTAGCAGTGTTATCTGCTGCTGTTGCTGTTGTGCAAGCTGTGAGGACACCAGCACTTGGTGTACCCAAATTAGGTGTAACCAGCGCAGGAGACGTTAAATTCGCCTTTGCGCTCAAAGCCGCTGTTTCATCAACAGTCAGCGTTTTTGATGTTGTTCCTCCGGCGATGGTAAAGCCTGTAGATTGTTTAGCCAATGTCAAATCGTTTGTTAGGACAGATTGCACATTAGCCCACTTCTTCGCTGCCGTACCTATACTGCCTTCGTTATTTGCCTGGGGGGCTATATCTCGTGTGGCCATAAATATCCTTTATACCGCTTTCGGCATTACAGCGCCGTTTATATCAAGTTCAAAATACGGATCAGATGTCACTGTATTTTTAGGCATTAACGCGCCGTAAATATCTATCTCAAACATCCCATAATCCAGAATCGCCTTTGTTTCAGCCAATGTTTTTTTAACGAATGTGCCGAAAGGGGTTGGAGCGCCAATGAGAAAGTCATTTTCAGCAGTTGCTAAAGAGTGTGGAACATAATCTGTCGAGGCTGTATAAGCCGCCGTTCCAAGTCCAAGTATCGTTTTAAATTCAGCAATAGTTTTTTTAACCCAACTCCCAAATGGTGTTGGGGCGCCCACAAGAACATCATTCTCGGCAGTTGTCTGTGAATGTAGTGGAACATTGGCTGTTGCCGCCTTGGTTGATATTGCTACAGTTTCATCCACCGTTAGAGTCCGGATAGCTGTACCGCCAGCAATTGTGAAGCCCGTAGCCTGAGATGTTAATGTTAAATCATTGAAAAGCTCTGAATAGACATTTGCCCATGTATTTAATGCCGTGCCTACAGTTCCGCTCCCTGACTGTATCGGGATCAAATTTTCATTTACAACACTGCACAGAATCCACCGTTTGTTTACCGCGTTAGTATCTGGTGCGATTATCAATGGAGAGTTTTCATCGGCGCCGGATGCCGATTCCATTTTATAGTGGTACACAATGCCTTCTGGGCTGAGTACTATGGCCATATCCCCGGTTGCCAGGGCTACCCCGTCCAGCGAATCCAAAGTCCCAGCAGTTCCGCCAGTTAATCCGTATCGTCTATAAGTTGAAGCTATAATATCACGTCCTTAGAGATTGAGTGTCTCTTTTGTTCTCTGCCTAAGAGTACTTAGATTATCGTGATCTATTATCCAATCCATTCCCATTTATATGATCTGTTACTAAATTATTAACTGGATGCCCAATAACAAAATGGTGCATCAAAATATTTTTCTTCCTATTTTGGCCTGAGCATAATTTATTTTTTTATTTTTTAAAATACACCATTTATATTTATCCAATATCGGATACATATCGTTATCGACTACTATTTGATGTTCTCCAATAACTATATTCGCCATTTACACCGCCTCTTGCAATGAGAAACTGCATTTTAAATGAGAGTGATATTCATATCCAGCAGAAGGAGGATCAACGATGTGGAAAAAGCCTGACCATTGATCATCTGAATCTGTTTCATCTGCGATTAAAAAAGCTAACGGGATGCTGCCATTGGCAATAAATAAAGCATCTATCGTATTATACTCGGCGTATGTCATTAAAAACGATAGGTCGTACTGCCTGGGAGTATGCCTATTGTAAATATACAATCCGCCGTTGCTTAATTCTTTTTTGATTGAATAATCCTGTCTTTTTTGCGTCAAACCGTATTGCGGATTAGGGAATGATAATAGCGTACCAGCTCGGCATACCCCGGCATAAACAGTCATACCCGCTGTCAAACTGACAATGATACGTAAAGTTGAAGCATACACAGCATCGAATTTAACAAAGAACTGGCCGAATGTACCAGCTAAAGTATGTGTTTCGTGCGTAATTGTTTCAGAAGAATTCTTAACAGTTATAGTCCCGGAAATAGCATTTGTTCCTGCGATATGGATGCCCGCAACAGTACCAGTCGTTACTATTGTCAAAATAGCTGTAGTAACACCTGCCACTGCTTTCCATACTTTAGATGGATGATCGTCAAGCAAATTGGCAACAGGATATTCAGCATCAAATGAATTTGCAGACAAATAATATATGCAATCTGGGTATATGATTTTCATACTACGGTTCCTTCGCCTGCTATCATAATTGTGTGATTTTCAAAATCATATTCAATATCGCGCGCATGAATCGTGATTTGTATTCCTTGCCCCATAGATTCATCGTATGCAGATATTTTTGATCCGGGAAGTGGTAGTGGGTCTTTTATCGGTATTGATGTTTCCCAACGTGTGGCTTTTACGTAAGAAAGTATTCGGGTCAATGAAGATACTACGTCTGATCTTGATGTTTGAAAACAATCAATCGTTTCTTCACTACCGTAGGGATGCAGACCAGATATTGAAACTTCATGGGATATTTCCTTGATGTGTTTACCAATTGTTTCTTCCACAGGTATTCTATCAGTCCACGTTGTTTTTATTAGCGCAACTGGAGCCGCAAATGTGATTGATGAAGGAAAGAAATCAGCCTCGGTTAAATTGAAATCATTACCGACATCGCTATCCATATCAATCAATGTCATAGTATCATTTTTAATATGAAATATGTGACAAGCAGAAGCAGCAATCCTGTCGAGAAATGACACCAATACTTCTTGACTATTTGCCCAATGTGAAAGGCTATATGCAGTAGCATATATCGAATTATAAGACAAATTAAGTCGAGATGCAGCGCACGTCCATTCAAAAATATCAATCAAGCTGGTATCTTCACCGGTTCCTGATATAGTGACTTCCCCGACTGGACTTGCAGTTAATTCGAAAACATTATCAATTATTTCAGTTGCATTTGAGCATATATCGACACCATCGTCGTAAACGTGCCAATCTGTATGTTTCGATCCTATCAGATACCCTGCGCTATATCTGATGTTGCCAGATTCGGCGTCTATAAGTCGGACAGGTTGTTGGTGTGTTATCAACCCGAAGGCTCTTGGAATTGGAACTGTCGTATGTAATGAGGATGAATGTTCCCAATGGTTTGGTATCGTTCCTACGGCTATGAACTCAGCACCATCAACATTAACACCACCAACATTTGTGAAATCGTCATTGTCATTCCAATACTCAATTTTATATCGTTTTCCAATTGTTAGAACACCACTTTCTTGTGCTGTATCATAACCAAACTCTGTATCCTCATCTAAAAGCAACTGATCGAAAGTGCGCTCATAAAACTGGTACGTATAGCCATCTCTTGATATTTTTTGTCTGTGCGCTGTCCCGTTGAAAAGTTCGGTAATTACATCGTTTTCATCAGCATACGATATGACTACTGGAGTTGATTGAGGAGGAGGCCAGATTGACGCTATGCTAAAAACATCTCTGGTTAATGTGATATCGCCAAAACTTAGCTTGCAATATCCACCCGACGCATGGTCAGTTCGGAATTGCGGAGGCGTTACAGATATGATAGTTTGATCCCAATACTTTTTACCAGCATACCCTTGTTGACAAGCATTCACCACGATATTTGTGTCAACCCAATGCTCATCGTCAGAATCCAGCCACACAAACTCAGTGTTTGATTCCCAAGAATCACCAACAAATAATGTCATTTCAACGAGCATCGGCATTAGTTATACAGCCTCCGCCTGGACACGCCTTTCCGTTCATTTGCTGAAACGCGCACAGTATCAGCCTCACTTCTGATATACCCTGACAGCTCCTTTCCATTATCGAGCGCCAGAGTTACTCGCTGTTTTTGTCTGCCTTGTGCCACTAACTCTCGGAGCAATGATTTAGTTTCTGGATCGTTATATCCTCCAGCGGCATTGCCAGATGATAACTGTACCGGTACGGAACCATTTTTCAACGGGATGACGGCTTCTGTACCATGCAGAGTGGCGGAATACCCTGATAATGGCCCTGACGCAATACCTCCATCCGCGTAATGCCGCATGGGGCCACAGTTGAAATATCTACATAATTGTATCGAGTTATCTGCTATTGTCCAAAGAAATTGTGTAAAAGCACTATAATAAAAAAGCATTAATTCCATTATTGACAATAATGCACCAGCATCAGACGTATCGCCATAAACATTGTATCCACTGGATAGGATAGCGGTTACCTGTTGAGCTGTTAAACCTGCTGCCCCACCAGAAGTACCAAACACGAGTTTGGTTTCAATATCCCCAAGTTTTAGCGTTCCACCTTTCATCCAGTTTGTGATAGCTGTAGTTTGACCGGTAATGATCGCAGAGAATGTAACGTTTATTGGAACACCACCTGACGCTGAATACTTATCTATCCACGTCAGCAATGCTTCAGAATTAACGTCATCTACGTTTTTGATAGCCGTAAATAAAATGTTTATTGGAATACCACCTGACGCTGAATACTTATCTATCCAC